TGGCGCGGATAATGTCCGCGATGATGCGGCACATGCTCTCGACGTACCCGTGGAACGCCTGCTTCCGCAGCTCCAGCGGCTGCTCGTCGGCCTGCTGCAGCGCGATGATCGCGCTCGCGTTGTTGGGGTTGACGTCGCCCATCGTCGCGTCAGAAGCGCCCATGCAGTCGCGGGTGGTGCTCATGAGGCTGTCCATCGCGTTGATGACGCTCACAGGGACCGGCGCCGCTTCCAGGTACATCAGCGCGTCGCGGACGTTCGCCGCGGGGCCTCGCGCCTCGATCATCTGACCGGGGGAGCCGTCCCAGTCGGGGATGACGTTCCGGTTCACGACAGGCTGGGCGAAGCCGGTCTTCTGTATCTGCCACAGCACGCCCGCCCACGCTTTATTCATGGCTATCTGATTCGGGATGAGGCCGGTCAGCATCGCCTGGCCGTGGTAGGAGCTCTTGACGATCTCCCAGGAGCCCCACGCGATCGGGTACAGCTTCAGACCGGTGTCCCATTCCTTCCTGATCACGAGGTCCTTCACGACCTTGATCGCGTGGACTGTGCCGCCCTCTTTCCACAGCTTGATGAGCACAGTCACGAGGTCGTGCGGGGAGCCCTGCTCCATCTGATGCTCGTCGTTGTCGCCGGTGATCGACGCGACGTCAGACTCGTTGACGCCGTTCGCCCTGGCCTCGTCCTGCACGTCGGACAGGAACCGGCGCTGGTGAAGGATGAGGTACGGCTGAGACTGAACGTCGCGGCTGTACCGGTTCCCGAAGTACACGTTGATGTTCTCCAGGATCTCGGCTGTCACTGCGCCAGGCACGTCCATGCCGGACTCAGCGTCGGCGTCGAAGTCGAAGTAGATGCAGCTGTCGCCGTCTACGCATTCGTTTCGCTGCGCGACCCGCGCCATGGCCTTGAGGTCCAGCCTCTCGACGACCTGGTCCACCTGGTCGCTGAGCATGCGCGAGATTGCGTCGTTCTCGTCGTTGTCGATGAACGTCTTGAACCGGACGCCCCAGTCGGTGGAGACGACCTTCGCGATGTGCATGCTCACCACGCGCCGGAGGAAGTTCACGACTGGCTTGTCGAGGTCGTCAGCGTCGACGCCCTCCCACTGTCTGCCAATGTAGAAGTCTTCGTTCTGCGCGTAGGTGTCGTAGAGCCCGATGGCCGACTTGTACAGCTGCCCTGCCTGGAACTCCTGAAAGATGCCGGCGGCGTCCTTCTGAATCTTCATATCTGCTTCTCCCCTGTGTATTTCATCAGCATGTCAAACTGTCTCTGCTGCTCGCGCATGAACCGCTCATGCTCCTTCTTCTCTGCGTTCAAACGCTCAGAGTCGGCGCTTGTTTCCGTCTTCTGTTCGTCGGCATTGTGAGATGCCACGGCGCACGAATAAGCAACCAGCGCCACTACAGCGCCGCACAGCATGCCTGCCACAAAAATCATCGTTTGCCTCCGTATCCTAAAATGCTCGCCGCCTGCCGCTGTATCGGCGTGCGGTGTATATGGTGATGGTCCTCCACCGGCTTGACGCCCGGTTTCGGTCGTCCGTCCATCAGGTATCTGAGCGCGTCCGGTGCGTGCGTGATGTCGTGCGGGTCTTTCGCCACGTCCGACGGGTCGCCGGTCTTCGCATACTGAAGTTGAGGTATACACCGGATCAGCTCGCGGCAGGTGCTGAAGATCCGCAGCCTTGGCCGCACATTCCCCGCGCCGTCGTCCACCGGGTGCATCCACTCCTTTAAATTCAGCCACCCAGGGACGCGGGGGTTGTTGACCGGAGTCCCGCTGAGTCCGCAGGAGGAGAACGTCTCATAGATCGAGACTCCGGTCTGGCTGGACCTTCCAAGGAGGTCGCTCGGCATGAACGTGGCGACGACGGGCTCGTCTCCCGCTGATAGGATCATCCGCGCAGCGTCGCTCACGATCGTGTCCGAAACGCACAGCTCCCTGAAGACGTAGGCGTTGCCGATCTCGTCGAACGCCGCCCACAGGCATGCAAGCCTGTCGAGTCCGTAGTCGAGAGCCCTGTACACCTGCCACCAGGGCTGGATCTCTATCGGGTCGATGACGTGCAGGTCGCTCCTCCACTCGGTGAAGTACTGGCCCTCGAATACGTCCCATGACCCGTGCAGGAGCGCCTTCTGCTCGTTCTCGGACAGGTTCTGCAGCCGCTCGATGTACGACGGGTCACTCTGCATCAGGAACACGTTGTCCTGGACCTTCGACGGGATGAACCGGCGCGTCCCCTGCGGCGTCTCGATCACAGTGTCCGGCGGGGCGGGGTCGATGAACCGCGCCTTCACCCAGCTGTGACCGACGTTCCCTGGATTCGTGGAAGACTTCATCTGCTTCGGGTACGGGTTCGCGCCGCGCAGACGGCTGAACAGGTACCGGTACATCTCCTCAGTGAAGTGGGTCAGCTCGTCGAACCGGATGACGTCGAACTCTGCGGACTGGTACCTTGTCAGATCCTGCTCGCTGTTGATGTATCCGAAGTCGATCAAGGACCCGTTCGCGAACCTGCCGGTGTGCTGCTGGACGTTGTACTTCCAGATATCCGACGGGTACATCTCGCGCACTGTGCGGAGGATGGAGAGCTCCAGCTCCGGGAACGTGCGCCGGAGCAGCAGCTGCTTCGACTTCTTGTACTTGAGCGCGTACAGCATCGCATCGATGCACTGGGCATAGCTCTTGCCGCCGCCGGCAGCGCCTCCGAAGAGGACCTCCGTCTCTGTCGCATCGATGAACGCCTTCTGCTTCTTCGTGATGGACAGGTTGATATCGTTCATTCGATAACCTTGATGTTCACGGACAGCTGCATATCCCCGCCGTCGATCTCCAGCTGGTCTTTCGGCTTCTCACCCAGCAGGTCGCGGAGGAACACGCCGGCAGAATTGTCGCCGGCCTGCGCTTTCTCCACGAACGCCTGGATGATCTGAGCGGCCACCTCCTCGGTGACTATCTGCTCTGCCGCTCGGCGCAGGCGTCCCTTGTTGCGCTGCGCCTCTGCCGCTTTCTTTTGAGCATTCACCGCAGATTCGCCGCGGAACTGTGTGTTCACTCCATTTTTCCACGCCTGCTTGTTTGCCATTGATTCCTCTTGCGCTTCTTCAGGTCCAGCCCGTCCAAGGTCTCCTGACCTACGCCGCGCTGTGCGCCCTTCACCTTTGTGCCTTTCTTGACGGTCACGGCGTCCCACGTTCCTGTGTGCGGGACCTTCTTCTTCCCGTGCGAAATGATGTGGTCATTGGACTCAGTAAGCCCCGGCGTGTTGTAACGACCGGACTCCTTCTGATACAGCGTCCCGCTCGTATGCACGGGCCGCTTCTTGCCGCCGACTTTAGGCGCAGCCGGGTCCTTCCAATCCGATGACGGCTTCAGCTCCAGTAGCTCGTTTCTCTTTGTCGTCTTCTTTACAGCCATGTTTACCCTCCGTATACCCGCCCTCGCATTGTTTCTACCTCGTTTTCGACCGAAAAAACTATCATCTTTGCACAAAAAAAGAAGGCCTATTCGGCCTCCTCCAGTTTCTTGAGCAGTCGTTTGTTTATGCGGTAAATATGCGCCTCGCTGTAGTGCAAACGCATGCTCACCGCCACCCAGCTCAGCCGGCAGCAGTAGCGCAGGAACAGCAGCCGCCGCTCGATATATGGCAGCTTTGCCATCGCCGCCTCCAGCCGGCGCCGGAACGCTCGCGCTTCCGGTGATCGCCGGTGGTGGTCGGTCAGCCGCCTGTAATGCTGCAGCTCGATGCGAGTGATCATTCCTCAGGTCCCTCGCTGTTGTACCATTGCCAGCCAAGGATCTCGTCCAGGACCAGCCGCCTGGGCGTGTCCTTCGGCTCGACCACCAGCAGGTGGTTCTCGTCGTCGCCGCGGATCTGAGGCACAGCCGCGTACGGCGCGTACTCGTCCTTCGGAAGGAACCCCGACGCGATCCCGATGAACATCGCGGTCGCCTCTCCCAACTTAGCCAATAGCTCCTGTATCATTTGTTTGCTCTCCTTTCCTCGTCCATGGTCCTGATCCTGTCCTCCAGTAGATGCCACACGGCCCTGCACACCGCCCTGAGCACGCCCCAGGCGTCGGTCGTCTCCTTGTTGTACTCAATCCAGCGGAGGCTGTCCTCCATCTGCCGAAGATCATCCATTAAGATCTCACGCTTGGTCATCCTTATGCGTCCTCCTTCGGCGGCTCGATAGGCATCCAGTATTCAATATAGTGAATCTCCCTCATACCGTTCTGGCTTGTTGTCCACCATCTGCCGTCAGAATCAACAGTCGCAATATTGTAAATCCTCGCTCCTTTGTAGCTTTTCGTTATCGTAAGCACCCATTCGTCCTTCTCTGGCAATCCATCCTCCACCCTGTGCCACGGGGAGGCGGTGGGCACATCTGCCGGTTCATAGGTCTGTTCAAAGATGTCAGGCTTGCACGGGTACTTCTCACCACGCACGCCCGTTATGATGTAGTCCCCAACGCTTGCGTGCATTGTACCTTCCAGCGTTTCAATGTCCAGTTCCTTGTCGGTTTGGTATGCCTCGATTACAACAGGCTTCTTCCTATACTTCATGTTTCGCTCCTTTCTGCACATTCGCTGAATCGTCTGTCGCGTTTCGTCACATACCCGTACCCATAGCCTGCACATTTCTTCTTTTGGCACGTTCCGTTTTCTTTGTGATACCATACACACTGAGCGCATCTATCCTCTTTGTTGTGTTTGAAAAGGTTAAACATCATTGCTCGCTCCTTTCTGCCGGGACGATGGTTGGTTGTAATTCAAGCCAATGCTGAAATCGCCCATCACTCACATGGTACTGCTCAATATCTCGCAACAGCGCATCCGCATCCACCAGCCGCCCGTGGTTCTCCGGCAGGACGGCAATGATACGGCATCCATCATCCAACGGCTGTGGTGGTAAAACATTCGGTACTCCGTCAAGCCACTTTCTGTACAACAGGCAACTCATGCGAAACCGGCACGAAGAGCAGCTCCCCGGTAACTCCATCCGCACAACGCACTCGCTCATGCTTCTCTCCCTTCTGCTGGCACAACATAAGATTCATTCGTCGGAGTTCCAAGCTCTGCCCTCCAATCGCTTGTTTTTCTACACAATTTGAAACCTATCCTTTCAAATGCGTCCCAATCTATCAGCCGCCCATGCCCTTCGGGGATGGAACAGATGATGGGACACCATGAAGGAATTTCCCCATTATCGGGTTGTCTGCACAACTTTTTCATGACAGGGCAATACCAAACACCACAAAGATCAAATACCATACCGCACACGGTATCTTTTGACGGCATCCTCATTCGAACTACGCACTCGCTCATTTGTCGGCCCTCCTGTTCCATGCTTCAATAGCATCTTTTATTGCCTCTGGTTGACTTTTGTAGCAGTCTGATTTATAAATTCTTCTCGCGTCTGTTTATAAAGTTTTTCATAGTCTACCATTTTCGTCATCTCTTATTGATCCCAACCATCCGTTAAGTTTCCTTCCACATATAGGACAATAATTTATCTTAAAATACCCATCTGCATATTCGTCATCAGAATTATCATATTCAAGGAAAAAACCGTCATCTGTTACCGGAAACAAACGAATTCCAGAACCACTCGGATCTATTTCTGCATCGTCCTCTTCTTTTCCGAAGATATCTTTAAGCATTGTGCTCATAGTTTTAGTACCATCGCCGACAATATTCATCGGATAAAATTTCTTCTTCAAACAGAAATCACAACCAATCAACATGAAATCCTCATCCTTTCCTCCTAAACTCCCCTGCCTTCGGGCATGTCGCCCAGTGGGGAACGTAGCCGATGCCGGTAGCGGACTGTGGATCACCATCAAACTCACAGGACAGCACCATGCCGTTTTTAGTGACCACCTTTCCCGGGGCCTTCGGCTTCTGCCAATAGGTCACCGGATCAGGATCGCACGGTATCACCTTGCCGGATGGCGACATGATCCAGATGATCTCGGCCCCGCATCCTTTACACTTCGTCATTGGTGGTCTCCTTCCTATCCAGTATCAATGGTGCCATCTTCGAGCCGCACTCCTCGCAGAACTTGGGGACCTCATCCGGCCGGAATATCCTCTCATGGCCGCATATGCCGCAAGTGCAGGACTTATAATTGCTCGATGGAGTGGTGTACCGAACGATCCATGCTCCGTGACCGGCCAACTCGCAATTGTTAGGATCTCCACTGTCGGCGCGGGTAATACCGCAAAGCTCGCAGACCCGATTCTTAAAATACTGCAGCTCACCAGCAGAATCACGGATGCCGTCTTGGTACCCCTTCTCGTATTGTCCCCGGTCATACCGTAGCGCCTTAATAAGCTCATCCTTATCGACTTTGACGCCAACCTTCATGCAGGCGCTAACCGATGCAGCCAACACCTGTTCATTGATGTTGGAGACATTCTTTTCTATTGCACGGTCCATCTCGTCCCATATCGGTTCATCAAAGACAAGCTCAACGGGAGGTTTATATTTTACCTTGGATTTGTACTCGGTCATGTTAACACCTCCATCATCGCACCGCATCCAGGGCAATACTTAAAATGGTGAAACCCGCTGCATCTGCACACAGAGCATACCGTTTCTTCAATTCCGGCGGTCACGGTGTCAATCCATTTTCCCCGCTTCGGCTTCCGGCCATAGTTATGTGTTAACATTTCGTAGATATCATAATCGATGATAAGCGCGCCTCTCTGATGGACCCAAGTTTTTATCTCCTCCATTTCCTTCAGCTCACGGGCCTCGGCCAGCTCTAACATCTTCTCCTGCTGCTTCTTCACGTCCCGCCGGAGGCGCTCGATCTCGTCTGCTTGCTGCTGGATCAAGTAGTCCTTGTCCTTCACCTCAATGGCACGGTCAAACGCCTTGCCGATTATCGGAGAAGGTTCAATTCGTGTTGTCATGTCTTGTATGGTCTTTTGGAGTTCCTCAATCGCATCGGCGGCATCCAGCACATATTGTATTCTGCATTTCACGCTGTTGTTGTTCGTCCTGTGCTTGCAACCCTTGCAGTTTTCAGCATTCACACAGTACCGCAACGCCTCCACCAGCTTCGTGTAGTCCGTCATTCCGCACCTCGCATATACCAGTCGATCGTGTCCTTTGCTTCATCGAACCCCTTGCAGACGCATGCAGCGTACCCCTGTTCCAGGAGCGCGGTCTGCCACGCTTTCTGCTCCGGCGTCTGACGCCCGCCGTACTTGCGCTTCATCTCGATGAACAGTCCGTGGTACCGGCCCTTCGCCACCGGCAGGAAGATGTCCGGCACGCCCGGCTTCATGCCCTGCCGGATCAGGCTCTGCGTGTGCTGCACGGACCGCCGGCCCTCGTTCGCTATGTGGAACATCAGCTGCAGGTCGGTCCGGTACGCCGCCCAGTCGAACAGGGCGACTTGCTCGTCTTTTTCTGTCATAGCTCCTCCACGTCCAGCTCGACCTCTTTGACGGCCTGCTGTGTCTCGTCGTAATTTTTCAGCGTGTTCCGATCGCGGCGCTTCAGCTCCTGCTTCAGCTCGTACACGCCGGTCCAGCCGTTTTCGATGCTCTGCATGAGCATGGCCACCTGCCGCTGCTCGTTCCCTGGCGCCAGCTGCTCCAGCTTCTTGAGCATGAGGTCCACGGCCAGGGGCGTCATGGGCTTCCGCATCCGGTTCCGCATCTCCTTAAACGCTCGAACAGCGTCGTCCAGGGCGGGGGAGAGGGCCTTTTCTTTTGCTCTCTCTTTAGAGAGAGTTTTCTTTTTGGGTACAGGGGTCTCTTTACCGGGGGTTGTAGGGGGTGTGCTTTCTCTTTTGTACGAATCGTTACGATTTGATACGATTCGTAACGATTCGTAACGATTCGTAACATTAACCTTGTTGACCTGCGACTGGTGCTCTGCCTTGGTGCGCTGTTGATCAACTTCGTCCATGACCTGTTCCCACACGATACGCTCATTCCCATTGAGCACAGGGGCCTCGCCGGAGAACGCATATTTCAGCGCTCCCCGGAACAGCCGCCCACACTCAGCGTCACTGAGCGCTTTAGTGGCCTTCAGCCATGTTGGCTTGACTTTCAGCTGCTTCATTGTCTACCTCAGAACGGAATATCGTCGCTGGTGATGTCGTCGAACGTGTTCGGATCCGCAGGCTTCGCCGCCGGCTTCTCGTCCTTCGGGCTCAGAAACTCCACCTCGTCAGCGGAGACGTCCAGGCTCATGCGGGTCTTGCCGTCCTTCGCTTCGTACAGCCGCGCCTGCAGCTCGCCCAGGACAGCGACCTTCTTGCCCTTGTTCAGGAACTTAGCGCAGGTTTCGGCGAGCCCTCGCCACGCCTGGATGCGGAAGAAGTCCGTGACCTTGTTCCCGTCGGCGGCGGGGAATCTCCGGTTCACCGCGATCGTGAACTGCGTCACGCTCACGCCGGATGGGGTCGCCCTGGTCTCCGGGTCGTTGGTCAGGTTACCGATCAACACTATTTTGTTCATTTTTCCTCCTGCGCGAAAAACTCGCGAACTATCCGTGGTGCTGGGCGTTCAATGCTTTCATAAAACTGTCTCACAATGTTGGCACTTTTCTTGTCGAGATCGTATTCCCATTCGATCATGCCTGGTTTCCATACTGAAGGGATGGCCTTGATTTCGTACCCGGCTGCCTGTAAGGCACTGGCCACTTGTGGTCTTGCTGTCGTTGCTTTTTTCATTTTTCCCTCCCGTCCAATTTCATCAGCGCATGATATACAACAGCCAATGCTTCTGCCTGTTCCTTTATTATTGCTGGTTTCGGCGTTAAATTGTTTTGGTCGCTGTCTTCGTCATACGTCGCAGTCAAGCAAGCGAGTATGAGCGGCTCTCTGACGAATATCCATGCTTCTTTTCCTGTCATGCTTTCCTCCTTATAGCCATGACTTACCAAATATCAGCAGCCACATGTTCAGATCCCATTCGTTCGCGTCCATGACTTCGTACTGGACATCGCATTGTAACTGCCGCTTATCTTCCACGCCCTTGCCGGAGTGGATGTAGCGATGGCACTCAGGGCACAGGAGCACGACAGCCCCATACTCATCCGAGAGCTTCCGGTACGCACCTGGGAACACATGGTGCTCGTGCATGAAGCCTTTCTTCCCGCACAATCTACATTCGCCCTGCATCGTACACCTCCGACATTCTGTTTCTCGTTTCAACAGCTTCTTCCAAGGTCGAGAAGGATCTGTCGATACTCCACCGTTTGCAATGAAGCCTGTACGTTCCGTGGCGAAATCCTATGTACTTCTCGCCTGTTGAAGATACTTTCCCGTTTTCTCTTGGCCCTTTCATGAGGTGAGCAGACCGCAAAACGTTTTCCCTTTGCGTAACCCATTCAAGGTTCGTTGCCTTGTTGTTCGACCGGTCATGGTCAAGATGGTCAACGTAGTCACATCCGTCAGGCTTCATGAGGAACGCTTCTGCTACAAGACGATGAACGTAGAAGTTCCTTCGCGTATTGTTTTTTGAAAGGATCACATACAAGTATCCATTGCCGTGGTCGATAAGGGAAAGCAGATGCGGTCTTTCATTGTTGTACAGGTTCATGCTTTTCACTCTACCCATGTTGCTGACGAGATAGTTTTCATATCCCTTCACAGGAAGCCACACTTCATTTACTGCCATTGTGACACCATCCCTTCCAGCTCGAACGGGGTCATGGTCTCGATGCCCAGGGCCTTTGCTTCTTCCACGATGGAGTCGATCAGGACCGACATTTGAGATGTCGTGTACGAACTGGACCCGTAGTACAGGACCACATTCGTACAGCCGTCGATCCTGGACGGGATCTCCTCCGTTTGCCAGCCTATCCCCTTGGCCTGCCACTGCTTCTGCAAAATATCCTTGGCCTTGTCCTGGACGCACACGATGGTGCTGTTGCCTGGGATCTCTTTGATCGCGTGACGGTACACGTCAACCGGCTTTTGATGAGTCTCCTGCGCGATCTCGTCAACCAGCTTCCACATATACGCATTAGCGTCGAGGGACCGCTTGGCTTTCCACTTCTTAGCCTCCAGGCTGATGTCCCCCTCGCGGAGTTCATCAGCCAGGAGCTTCGCCGCATTCAGCTGATCGGGTGGTATCGCGAAGCTGATTCGCGACCCGCTCCGATACTGCTGAACCACCTGCGGATCAGAGACTTTGATGGTGATCATGCCTCGAACCTCGCGATCACTGTACGCATCGCGAACTTAGCACGCTGCAGCTCGCTCACTGTCATGACGCCGGACGTCTTCTTCGGCAAGCCAGCCTCCTGGATAGCCTGTGCGAACAGCGTCCGCTTCGTATCCTGGTCGTAGTCCTTCATCATCGCGTTGATCTCGTCGATGAGCTGGACCCGCTTCTCAGGGTTGATGTCGTCCTGCATCTCCTCCTGCTGCAGGATCGCGTTCTGCACCTCCTCGGAGGAGGCGACTGCGGCATTGATACCGATACCGCACCCAAGGCCGAGACAACGGCCAACCGCGCTGGATTCGCAGTTTTCAAGATAACTGGTGCGGTTAATTTGACTGCTGCCCTCGCGCTCGTAGGCGTGGCCGGTTCCCAGGATGACGGGCTGATCGTGCTCGTCGTAGTAGCCGCATGTGGCTTTCATAACCACAAGCCCGTCTGCCATGCTGATGATCTCCGTGGTAATGAACCCGGTGGGGAACAGTTTGCGGAACGCGTCCACGCGTCCGTTCACCGGAGCATAGTTCTTTCCTTTAATGTTGGTGGTGACGATGTCATTGCTGACCTTCTGAATCTGTTCGTAAGTTACCATCGTGCTTTGCCTCCTAAAGTGCTTTTTGCTTCATGTAGTAGTTGTGGTTGTACTCTTTGACTTTGTCCTGGTTCTTCTTCTTCCAGCGCTTGACGTACTCGCGCATTTTCTCAGGATGCGCTTTCTGCCACTCTCGCGTCTTTTCTGTGGTCATTCTTCCTCCTTTCCGTGTCGAGTGCTTCTGCTATATCGTTGGCGTAGTATTCAACGTAGGAGCTGGTGTCCAGGTCGCCGGTCCTGCGCTTGTAGCAGGCGGCGTGGTAAAGGATGGCTGAGATCTCGTCGTCGCTGAAGATGTACCTGTACAGGGCGGGGACCTCGATGTCCTCGGTGTCGCCGGTCGCCTTGACGAGGAAGTCGATGTCGGACTTGGTGTCGTCGATGCAGTCCTTACAGAACAGGTTACCGGAGTAGCCATAGGCGTCCATGCGCGGGATCCACTCGCCGCAGCCTTTGCATTGGACCGCTTCGTCGAACGCCCTGCTGTCGCAGGCTGGGCAGCGGTCGTGGTTCAGATAGCAATCGGTCTCGCCGAAGATCTCGCCGCATGTCTGACAAATGAACATTGTTTATCCCTCCTTCGTCTGACAAATGTACATCGTTTATTCCTCCTTCAGTGCTTTCAATATCAGTGCTTCGATGTAGTCCTGCTTGCTGATTCCGTTCAAACGCTCAGAAAGCCGCCTAAAATCCCTTGTGCTGAGCCTGACATATAACCGACAGGGCTTCTCCCTATGCTCGATTACCTTAGGCTTTTTGTCGGCCACCTTGCGTCCGGTCTGCGTCAGGTCGATGCCGTAGTAGTCAGGCTTGCGGGTCATGGAGAAGATGCTCTTGCTCATGCCGGGGAACTTCTTCTGCAGCCGTTCCAGGACTGCGGGGTTGATGGTCTCTTTCACAGGAAATACCTCCTTTTCGTCCTGGGGTGGTACGCGTTTCCAAGGCTGTCGCTCTCGTGGATCGTGAGCAGCTTCCCGTCGGCTCTGACCCGGACCAGCTTGTTCTCTCTCTCCATCATCCTGATGTACATCTTTGAAAGCTCTCTGAGGGACTCGGTCTTGAACAGCACGTCCAGCTTCCCTAATGAGATGCAGACGATCTCGTACACCTTGTAGCGGCTCTTCGCTTTCCTGCCGGCGGCGAGGTCGCGGTCGGCCTTGAACGCTTCGACGTCCTCCTTCTTCAGCCAATGGAAGGATCTCGCGCCTGCCGGCTGGGTGAAGACTGCGATGTTGTGATACTCCATGACGTGCTGGTACATGTTTTCTTGTGGATGCCGACGAAAGCAGCCGCTTCAGGGATGCTCATGTAACCTTCCGGTGCTACGACTTTAGGCATTGTGCGCTCCTTTCGCGAGCTGCTTGCGGAGCTGCTTCTCCTGCTCGGCTTTCTGCTCTGCCGCGATCCGGCGGGCGTGCTCGTCGCGGTACGCCGCCATCCACTCGTTCGCGACCTTGCTGTCGCGCTTCGCCTTGAGGGCCTCGACCTTCGCGGCGCGCTCAAGGACGTCCTTGAGCGCGTTCAACACGAGCCACGCTGCCAGCCCTGCCAGGGCAAACCCAAGAAGGACCACCAGGCAATTCTCGGCCCAACCTGCGAGCCTCCAGTCTATAGTGACGTTTGCCATGATGTACCTCCTTAGATGTCGTCACGTCCGTTGATCTCGAACGTGTAGGTGATCGCCTCATTCGCCAGGATGTACATCACGTTGGAAACCGTTTGACAGTGGCTGTGCTTGGCGATGTCCTCCGCGATCATGAAGATGAATACGTCGGAGGGGTTCTTGAACTGCGCGACCTTCTGGAGCATAGCAGTATAGGCCGCATTGTCGCCTGCGTTGTACAGGTCGTACCTGCAGCATGCTGCCATGACGCTATTGATAGTCCAGTTGGGGGTCTTGGTGATGTTGGGAAGATCTTTAAGTGCCTGTGCCATGTAACGTGCTCCTCTCTGTCGGGGGGCTAAGGTCCCCCCTGCAAGAACATGTTACAATTTCCAGTGGTAAATGTCAAGAAATAAATGCAGTATCGCAAATTGTTAACAGATGAGTGCAAGCTGGTCGAGGAAGAGGTCCTCCGCTGACCGCCAGCCGTGGATCCTACGCGGGTATCGGTTCACCCAATCTTCCAGGGACTGCACCTGCTCGTCGGTCAGGTTCTCGAAGGAGGAGCCCTTCGGCTGCCACCGACGGACGAGCTTGTTGGCGTTCTCGTTGGAGCCTCTTTCATATGAGGAGTAAGGATGGCAGAAGTACGTCTTCGTCCGTGACCCGCCGTACACGCTGCGCTCGATGCCGGCGGCGTCGGTGAACTCTGTGCCGTTGTCGCAGGTTATGGTTTTGAAAATCTTAGGGAACTCACCGCCCAGCCCCAGCTCTATCTTGTTCAGTATCCTGACCACGGACGCGGTGGTCTTGTCAGGCAGCAGCCGGATGATCTCTCGGCGGGTGAGACGTTCTGTCAGGACCAGCAGAGCCTTGTTGGATGCCCTGGATGAAACGACAGTGTCCATCTCCCAATGACCGAAGGTGTCCCTGTCCTTGATGTCGGCGGGCCGGTTCTCGATGCTCTCGCCCCTGGGCGGTCGCTTGATAGGCTTCACCTTTCGGTATGCCCTCTTCTTGTCGCCGCGCACCGGCAGGTCCTTGTTCGTCAGGTGGAGGAAGACGCCCTTGTCGATGTAGCTGTAGATCGTGTTCGGAGACTTGATCGTCACGGAGAACGCCATGCCCTTCGCCTGGATCTCGCCCAGGACGGCGGCGGGGCTGTACCGGTCGACCGATATGCGCCGCTCGATGAAGTCGGCCAGCTTCCGGTCGTTGCCGATCTTCAGCGGCGCACCCTTGGCAGTCCCTGCCTGCTTCGCCCGCATGTCGGCGAGATCTGCAGAGTATCGCTTCTCTTCGGTCCAGTCGCTGTTTCGGTGGATGTACTCGCCGCGTTTCTTTTCATAGAATATGGTGCGGACGGATACGCCCATCTCGGCGGCGATCTTCGGTGCGCTCATACCGGCGCGGAGCATGCCCTCGATCCTGAGCCGGTCCGTCCTTGTCAAGTGCCTGTACCTTTTCATATCGTGCCTCCAAAATAGTCAGATATTGCGTGCATTTCCTATAATTATTATCCCACACGGAGGGGCCAAAGTCAAACTATATATGAATAAAGTGTTAACAAAAAAGCCCCGGATGTCCGGGGCCTTCGTCAGGATTTGTACATCGCCTGCAGTCCCTTAATACGGGCTGCGTGGTCGATGTGCTTCTCGTGGAGGAAGTCGTACACCGCCTGCATATTGGCGGGCGGGTCGCCGTTCGTGCGGCGGTACTGGTCGATGACGTTCACGACGATCTGATGCAGACTGTTCGCGTGGTCCATCTCCTGCGCGGACAGGTTGTTCGCGATCCGCGCCAGCTCAGGGTACTCGTCCCTGTACTGCATAGCCATCTTGGCGTAGCATTCAGAGTCTTCGAGCTCGTCCTCGATCTTTTCGCTCAGTTTCTTGATCAGCTTCATGCGCCTGTACCAGTAGAGGTCGTGGTGGGCGGGAAGTACGGGTTAGTCGCGGAGTAGGTCGCGGCGACGGGCCAGCGCACCACGCCGCACAGGGCAGCGTTCAGCTGTAGCGCGTTCACCTGCGCCTGGAGCGACTCGATCTTGTTCTGCGCGATCATGTCCTTCACGCCCTGGATCTGAGCGGTCAGGTTCGCGTTGGTGTTGGCGTCCCTGAGAGCGCTGTCGTAGTTGCTCTGCATGACGAGCTGCTTCGTCTCGCAGCAGCAGGCGTTCTGATTCGCGAGCAGGTTGGCCTGGCCGACGGCGATGCCGGCGACGTCACGGGCGAGCTCGGAATACTTGTCGCCGACGTAGCCAACGACGTCGTGGTAGACGTTGTTCGCGGCAGCGACGGACTGAGCCGTGCCGGAGGTCACAGCACCCAGGATGTCGCGGGTCTGCGCCTGCAGGTTCTGAGAATCGAAGCCGCGGTTGATGTCGTTCTGGATCGCGTTGCTGTTGCCGTTGCCGGCGCCGAAGCCGTTGCCGTTGAACAGGCCCAGGAGGATGAGCAAACCGAAGATCCACACGAACGCGTTACCGCCTCCGAAGCTGTCGCCCATAGGCATGACGGGGGTAATTCCAGTAGAGTCCATTGTTTATGTTTCCTTTCGTTTTATTCAATAAACTGTAGCGCTCCAGTTTATTTCAGCATGGATAGGATTTGGTTCGGGTCCACGCCCTTCTCGCGGGCGAGCTGGTAGAATGCCGCCTTGGCGTCGCCGCCGGCCTGCTGGATGATGCTGCATGGCTTGCTGGTACTGCGGCATCATCGTCATGGGGTTCTTCATAATCTGTGCCGCCTGTTGTACGGGGCTGTTCATGTTAAGCTGTTGCAGTATCTGCGGAATCATTCAGTTTTTCCTCCAATCTTTTTATCCTTGCTTCGAGTGTTGAAAAGTCAGGGGCCGGTGCTACATGATGGGGTGAAATGTCATAGGGCGTGGCCGTCTTGTATCCGGCCCCGTCGGTGGTCACGAGCCATACAAGCGTCCCGCTCTCGTCGAGAAGGAGCGCGGAGCTGTTCGGACCGATGGCGTACGCGTTCGCGCCGTTCAAGCCGTTCACCTTCACGACCTCAGAACGCTGGGGAAAATAAGGGAAAGCGTTATACATCCGTTCGTCTCCTTTACCTTTTTTCTGCTTAGAGTGTACAAAAGTAAAGACGCCGTTTCCATGAAGGAAAGGCGTCACTTGTGCGACAGGTTTATTCCCCATCGGTAATATTTTGCAGATTTTGGGGAACCCGATAAATTTTACAAATGGAACCCGACTGTTTCTATCTTCTTGATCGGGCCTCCGTACAGGACCAGCTTGTACAGTTTGTCGGACTTCGGCCTGTATCCGGCCTTGGATCCGTAGCCGCCATAGGTGAGGAACGCGCCGCAGTTGATACACTCGACGTCCTTGAAGATGACGGCGTGGTTGTTCCAGTCGTAAATCAGCTTCCCGCGTGGATGGTCATCGGCTTCGTGGTCGTGGCCGTACATGAACACGTCAAATCCTTCGAGCGCGTCCGCGCTGCCGAACGACTTCAGCTGCTTGGCTTTGTGAGTCGCGAACAGGACGTAGTGCTGCTGCCGCCCTTTCATATAATGGGCTCCGGTCCCGACGCCGACGTCGATGACGGCGTAGGCGGTGCGGTACAGGTCGGGAATCCCGGCGATGCAGGCGCAGTCGTACAGGGCGTACATGCCTGTGAACTTGGACCCGCGCTCCTCATGGTTGCCGTCGGTGATCGCGAGGGTCCTGTCCTTGAACTGCCGGAACAGCGCGGTGGTGTACTCCTTCTGCTCCTGCACGGAGCACGTCTGCGTAAGCACGTCGCTGTGCTTATTGAATGGTATAGAGAACTCCATCAGATCGCCCACCCACACGACGTACCTGTTCGGCTTCTCAAGGATCAGGTCGTGTAGCTTGTTCCACTTCTGCAAATCGAACTGCGCGGAGCCGTAGTGCATGTCGTGGATGGGGTACACTTCGATGAACTCGAACTCTGTGGGAGTGTTCACAAGGATAGGTTTAGTCTCTCTAAACATTTCTCACCTCAGATGCAAAAATACGACTGCCTGCAGTTTTGCGACAGTCCTCTGCATGGCGCGAGGGGACCGGTCGAACTCTTCAGCCAGCCGTTCAATGGAGATGCCGTCGATCAGACGGCGCTTGATGATAGCGCGGTCGCGCTCGGAATGGATGTGCTCGTCAATGACCGCCGCCACGTTTGTGTTTGTGTACTCAGGCTTTAACACGGCCTGTACCGCCGCACCTCGGACAAACCTTGGAAGGTGTGGTGTTATTACGCGTGATATGCTGACGCCGGTTCTCGACAGGCTGCTTCTGCTTGTCGGCCTGCGTCTCCTGCTTGTTCTTCTTTTTATGGTAGATAATTTCCTGACTCGCCATTGTATATGTCTCCGTCATTACCAATAAAGTTGTTCACGCCGCGTTCGTTGTCCTGCTTGATGTGGATCGTCTCGTATTCCGTCCGCATGTAGATGTTGTATGCGACGGATGCAACGAACAGGATGATAGTCAACGTGAGGACCCGTATCAGCCTGCGGTTCGTGGAGTCCATCTGAGCTCGCATGTTTTCGTGAACGACGAAAGGAACAGGGTCAGCATTGTACACGCTGGCCTTTGTGCAGTTTTTGCAGTCCATCATTTGAGTATCAACGCCATGACCGCGCCGACGACGGCAACGATGACCGCCGCCAGGGTCGTCTTGCTCACCCAGGCGATTACCTGCAGCTGCTGCTTGATGACCGCCAGGTCCGTGGCGGTGGATGAGATCTTCTCCTCAAGCTCCCTGTTCGTGTCCTGGCACTCCTGCCTCGTCACGAATATCTCTTTCAGGCGCTCGATGTCCTCCGGTGCTAACATGTTACTCCTCCAGCTTCTCCTCCGGGATGCCGGCGACGGATGTCAGCAGGGACAGGATGCCGGCCAACAGCGCGGCGCTGCCGACCTGGATCCAGTTCACGTCGCTCATCACGGACCCGACCGCGATCAGGGAGACCGCCGTTTGCGCGACAGTCTTAATGGCACGGATGCCAGCAGCTTTTGCCCATTTTGCCCAATCTCTCTGCATTGTTTTTTACTCCTTCACTATCACGAGTTTGGTGTACTTCTCTTTGTTTGTTATGTAACCGGTCCGGTCATGCTCCGTGGCAATGGTCGAGACGTGATACCATCCGTTGTCGGCGATGTCCAGCAGATAGTACAGATCGTTCGGCCTGTTCGACCCCTGTGCCTTGTAGTACGCTGCGCTGTGAGCGAACCACAGGGTCTTGGACAGCTTTGTCGGCTTCTTGTGGACCCTGACCGACTTTCCGACGACCACGACGATCCTCTTGGACGGCTCGGGCTTTGGGTCAGGCTCAGGCTCCGGTTCCGGTTCCGGTTCGAGGATCTCTTTCTCGAATACGGCGGGAATGCCCCACCGGTCCCAGTCGCTCTTCTTGAACGTCGTCTCCACGACGCCGTATTTGCGGCCCTTTGCCTCGATGAGCGTGGTGTCGCTTATCATATACCCGACGTGCGAAGCCTTGGTTCCTGACAGTTTGAACACCCACCAGCCCCGCTTGGGCAGCTCGTCCTTCAGCGTGCAGCGGGTCATCATCGTGTTCGCGTTCACGTCGGCCTTGTACAGGTGCTTGACGTTGTACAGCCAGTACACGCCAAGGCCTGAGCAGTCGTAGGCGAAAAGCTCCGTCGCGCCCTTGTCGAACTTCTTCTTGCAGAAGCTGATGACCGCCTCCGCGTAGGTGGGGCCTCCGGCGTACCCGCCGCGGCCATCCTCTTTTTTGTTGATGACCGCGACGTAGTTATCCGGTGTCAGCTTGGTATGCTGCCCGCCCCACAGGTACGGCTCGCCCAGCTGCTCTTTGAGGTAGCTGATGAACTCGTCAAGCATTGTCTACGGACTCGTGCCTGTAGACCTCGCCCTTGACCCGCGTGCCGTCGCTGGTCAGCATGACCGCGCTGTGAACAGGCACGTTGGAGACGGCGGCAGCAGCGAGCACGTTGTGGTACTTCTGCTCGGCGAGGCTCCGGTCGCTGTAGGAGTTGACGAGGGTGGCGGCGGTGGCGTCGGTGGCTTGGATTTCAATAATGATATAAACCATTTTCTTTCTCCTTTTTACATTATTCCAATTATTTCAATGACTTCCAGCGGAGTGTCGTTGCCAGTTGTCGAGTGTGCCAAGCAGTAAGAAAAAGTCAGCGTGTCCCCGCTGCGACTTGCCATAATCCCGGCAAACGAAATTGCGCTTGTAGAGAAAGGAGCACCGCCAACCCCTCTAAACGAATCGCGGTCTTCGCCACCGATTGCGGCGAATATACATGTGCCGTTCTCAGTATGGGTGCTTTTTATTGCTACGCGAACCAGGAAAAGGTTGTAGTCGCTTAGCCCGTCAACAGTTATATCGCTCGATGACCATGTCCCTGTCCAAAGTGACTTGTACATTTCTTTGACGGGGCCAAGCGCACCCTCCAGGAGCCAGGTGTTCGTGTCGATCTTCTTCAGGCGTGCGACTTCGTACTGGCCGCGTGTCTCGTCCAGGTTCCCGTTCGACAGGATGTTGACGCCGGTCGCGCCTGCGATCTTGACCGCGCCCGCGCCCATCTGCGCGAGCTTGATCTCAGTACCAACAGGGAACGCGACGGACGCGTTCGCCGGGACTGTGCAGGTAACGCTGGACGCGGCGGTCACTTCTATGATCCTGCCGGCGTCGGTCAGCGCGAGCGTGAACGCGGCGGTCTTCTCCAGGATCGCAGCGGACGCTTGGTCAGCTCGGACCTTGCCGTCAGCGTCGAGCTCGGCTGCTCCGATCAGCGCGGGCGTGATCGTGCCGCCGCCGGAGATGACGCTGAGAACCAGGTCGTACACGGCCTTGGCGCCGGCGATCTCGTTGTTCGTGGACGTGTGATCGATGCTCGTCGAGACGTTCCCGTTCAGTTCAGTGATCAGCGCCTGGACGTCGCCCCACAGCGTCTGCGTGTCCTGCTGCAGCGCCTGCTGCATGGTCGCAGCGTCCAACCGCGGAGGGTTGGACAGCGCTGCGATCGTGCCGGGGAAGTTACTTATCTGAGTTACGATGCTCATTTCATATTACCTCGTTTACATTTTATTGTCGGTGCGGTCAGGAAAACTATCATCATTTCAGGATGGACCACAAGTAGTCGTGCGCCGGAGCCGTGATGGCCAGCCCGTCCAGGTACTTCTTGAACAGCGCCCTGGCTTTCTTCTTCGAGTTGATGTACTTCCCGTTCTTGTCCTTCGCGTTCAGCTCCTTGCGCTTCTTGTACGCCGCAAGGTACGTCTCAGGCTTCACGCCTAATTTCTCGCCCTCTTTGGCTTTCTTGTACTGGCTCTCACTTAGCATCGAGATCTCGAACCAAGCCTTGGAGGAGTAGTCCGGGTTACGGCCCTTGTCGGAGACCAGCATGTCGTCCATGAGCTCTTTTTGCTTCGTGGTCAGGTTACTGTTCATGATCTCGTTCCGCATGTACGCCGCCTTGCCGTCGCCCTCGTAGGCTTTCGCTTTGTTGTACAAACCGGTGTACGTCTTGACGGAAACGCCCTTAGACTTTGCCGTCTTGGCTTTCTCGTACAGGTCTCGGTTCGTGGTGGACAGCTCGTACAGGTCAGGATCCGAATAGTCGGCGGCGTACTTGTTGCCGCAGTATTGAAGGTCCAATGCCTCTTTCTGCGCTACCGTCAGGTTCTTGTTGTCTCTCAGTAGGTCACGGAACGCGGCCTTGCTGTCGTCGGCGGTCTTCGCCTGCGACCACATATCAGCCGCCAGCGCCGCCTGGTCCTGCGGGAGGCCGGTCTTTTCCATCGCCTCTATCGTCCCGGTGTACGCCTTGTCGCCGGCCTTGGACAGGTCGAACATGTCCTGGTTCGAGTAGTCGGCCTTGACCTTCCAATCGTCGCCGCTCTTCTGATACACGACGGCGCCATCGGCTTTCAGCTCTGTACCGCTGCCGGCGAACAGGAGCGCGTCCAACTTTGCTTTCTGCTCAGGCGTGAACTTCTGCTGCATCATCTCGGCACGCTTGCCGCCCTGCGTGGTGTACTTCTTCAAGTCGTCCTTCAGCGTGAAGAACTCTTTCCCGTCGATGCCGATGTCCAGCGCGGCCTTATACTGCTTCGCGTCAACCAGTTTCCCGGTCGCGGACTTCGGACCCTCGTACGCACCGAACAGTTTCGGAAGCAGCCGCTCGTCGCCGAAGTATTCAGACGCCTGAGTCAACGCCCACTTCCCGAACAGACCAGCGTGCAGCCAGTTGACGATGTTGTTGTCAGCAATGAACTGGACCTTCTCGCTGCCCTCTTTGTCAACCTTGCCGCTGTAGCCCTTCGCCATAGTGATCAGGCCCTCGGCGGTCCGCGTCAGCTGCTTGCCGCCCATCGGCATGATGATGTTCAGCAGGTCGTCGATGTCGCTGATGAAGTTGGTCTCGGTGAACAGGTTCTTGCCCTCTTTCACCGCGCTGCCGATGTCGGAGATGCCGGCGACTGTGTTCATCAGTGCGTTGAGCCCGATCTGCGTGTTCCCGTACCTGGTCACGTCCGTGTCGCTGCCGATGATCTTCTCGGCGTTGTCCTTGCCGATGATGCCGACGATCTGATTCGCGTAGGGTAGACCGCCGACAAACTCGCCCGCGAGCCGCTGTGCGGCCTTGCCGACGCTGTAGTCGTCGTCATCGTCGTCGGGGTCATCGCCCGCGATACCGAATGCGATGTCAACGATCGCGCGGATGAAGTCGAAGCCAAGCGGCGTGCTGCCGACTATCGCCTCGAAGACAGTGTTCAGCGCGAACACGGATATGCCGGTGGACAGGAGGCCCAGGTAGTTCTTTTGCTTGACGTTGTCCTTTAGCAGCTGGTAGGTGTTGTTCACCTCGACCTGGAACGGCGCGACCAGGTTCAGCACCCTGCTCGTCATAGCCGGGGCCAGCTCGCCGACGCCACGGCCGGCGTGCGTCCTGCGGGTAACGTCGTCGGCATAGTCGATGGCGTTGTCGTAAGTCCTGTACGCGTTCTTGATGACCGCCGCGTTCGGGTTCCGCTGGTACTGCGTGTACGCGGCCCACCACGTTGCTTTCGCGGAGACTTCGTCCAGTGCACCCAGCAGCCAGCCGGCGAACTGTTTCGCGGACTTCAGTTTGCTTTCTGTCAGCTCAAGGCTGTCCATGTACCGCGACGCGAGGAACGTGCTTTGGTTCATGATGGACTGCATCTCGCTGTTGCCACGTCGCGCAAGCGCCCACTTCCTGAGGCCGTTCGCCCAGTCAAGGTTGTTCGTGACGATGCTCTTCGCGTTCGTGACGTTCGATATCTGAATGAGCGCGGAGCGCATGTTCCACAGCAGCGTGTTCTGTATGACGCGGCTGTTGATCCAGTTGAGCGTCTTGAACAGTTTGCTCCGCATGCCGACGCCGCTGTCAACGAGTGCGCGGTCCAGCGTGTGCGACTTGCCCAGGATCGTGTTCGTCCACTGCTGGATGTACCGGATCAGGTTGTCGCGGTTCGTTGCGTTCTTGTCAAGGTTCGCCACCTGCTTCTCAACGTCCCGAAGGTACGCCGCGAACGGGTCGAACGCGAGCTTGTACTCGGCGAGCTGCCCGTACCGGAGCATGCCGTTCAGCGCGTCGGCGGTGTAGCTGCCGCCCTGCCGCTGCTGGAAGAATCCGGCGAACCGGCTCTTCGGCTTCGTCGTGTCGCTCTTGCCGACGACGGCGGGGGAGATGTCCGTGTTGCCCGTGAAGATGGACTTCAGGTTCTGTATCCCGCTTGCCATCTCCGTGAAGTGATGGAAGTAGTCGCTCCTGTACTCCAGCCGATGCATGCGGCCCAGGGAGTCGCCCTCGCGCTCCGCGTTCTGCATGAGTGCCTTTTCCTCACCCATGACGACAAGCTCGTCCTTGATGTTCTGCTCGTACTCTTGAATGTCAGCCAGCGCTTCGCTGATTCGCATTTCAAGGTTCTCTTTGTTTCTTCTGAGCTGTTTCTCGGTTTCCGCTTCCTGCTTTTCTATGCGCTTGCGTAGCGTATCAGCTTTTTTGCTGAGGCGGTCGTTGGCTGTTTCTTCGATCTGGGTTATCCTTTCATAGATCCTGTTCGCTTTATCAGTCAGCCTCGCATACTCCTTGGTGTCCGTCCGCTTCTTGGACAGCATTTCGCTTTCCGTTTTATGGAGGTCGTCATACAGCCCGGACAGTCTTTCGGCTTCTTGCTTCGTCTTTTGCTCAGAGACGATGGCTTTCTCCACGGATGCCAGCTCAGACTTCAACTCAGAAAGACGCACAGCAGCGGCTCCGGTTGCCTGTTTATCCGCAAGGTTCTTTTCGGTTTCTTCCAGTCGCTTTGTGAGGTCGGCTATCTCCTGCTCTGCAGCTACTTTGTGCCGCGTCAGCCGTTCCTGTTTCTTCTCGATGGCTTCCTTTATATTGTCTACTGTCGCGTACTTGGACGCGTAGGGGTAGATGGTCTCCAGCATGCCGTTGATGTTCCTGATGTAATCGTCGTACATCGTGCGGAACTCGTCGGCGGCGGCTTTCAGTTTCTGCCAATCCTGCGGGTACGCCTCTTTCAGATCCTGCAGCGTGTACGGCTGCGTGTTCACCTCGCGCTCGACGTCAACGTGCTTGCCCTCTTTCTGTGCCGCGTCGAACGCGTCGCTCCACAGCTGGTCGGCGACCTCGCGCCCGTAAGCGCCGCGGAGCTCGCGGAAAGTGTAGTCCTTCGTCCCAAGCGGCTTTCCTGTCTCTTTATCGGTCGCTGTCACGCGGACGGCATCAGAGTCCACCACGCGCACGGAAACGTCCGTATGCTTGTTTGAAAAGCCCTCGCCGATATTCTGTATCGCGGCAGACTTCTTGCTGTCAAAGTGGTTGCCTTTCGCGTCGCAGACTCCTGCACGCTGGCCGATGTCCAGCACCTTCTGCTGCATCTCGCCGACGCCGGTCGCGTAGTTCTTCAGCGCCTGCCGGTGCGGGGTCTCGAAGATCTTGGTCAGGTTGTCGCGCAACTCCTTGTTCCCGCCGGCGACGGAGTCCATGAACCGGCTCACGTCCTTCATCGCCCACACCCCCTTGCCGGGGGTCACGCCCTTCAGCGCTTCCAGCCCGTTCTCCAAAGCGGTGGTGTCGATGTGCGTGAACGCCTCACGAGCGGCGTCGGTGTCCAGGGAGTAGCGGATGTCAGGGTTCTTGGGGTTGAACCGCTCGGACAAGGGGATGATGTTTCCCGCGTCGTCGTAGGTTACGAGGTCGGCGGATTTGACCTGCTCGGAAGAGAAAGCCAAATACACGTTCGACTTCTGACCGTCTGCGCCTGTCCATATCTGCCAAATGCCGTCGATGCCTGTGGTCGGGGTAAGGATGTCATGGTAAAACTCCATGGCTCTTGAATACTCACGTATACCCATACCGTTCATGACTTCATACACAACGTTGGCATCGTTGCTGTTTTGACGAAGTATGCTATCCGCCACGGCAGAATACGCTGCGGCCATGTTTGGCTGATCGTATGTGTTCACATAATTACTGCCCCATGTGTCACGCAAGGCTTCCTTTACGCTGTCGTATTCGTCTTCTTCGACCATTTGCTTGGCCTGCTGCTCACAAGACGCTTTCAAAAGACGCACAAGCTCCGGCTTTTTTATCGTCTTTTTGAACCCGTACGCCGGGCGTGTGATGTTTACGTATGCGTCAATCTGCCTGTCGCCGTATGCTTGGGACACTTCGGTCGAATCAGTTAGGTATATGCCAAAACCTTCCGCCGTTCCATTTTGTCCGCCCTTTTCTTTTGTGTTGAACACAGTAAAATCGGCTTTTGTGCCGTGGTGCACCAATAGCGGGTTTCCACTTTTATCTAAAATCTTTGTATTTGGCATAGCCGTTTTTGCGGCATTCAACACGTTCTGCTGCAGCTGCTGCGTCTCCGCCTCCGTCGCCGCGCCAGCCTTATACTTTTCCGCAAGACCCATGTACTCCGCATTTTCTCTGATCGTGTCCGTATCCAACGAATACGTCACGCCTGTCTTTTTGCTGTACATCTCACTCACGGCGTCGATGATGTCCCCGGCGATGGTGTCGATCTCGTCCTGCAGCGACGAACCGAATACACCCTCTCCTTGCTTCCGCGTGTTCGTTTGCTGTTCAATATATTCAAGCAGTTTCGGCAGGTCCACGGAGAAGTCGTCCTTCTCGCTCAGGCCGAACTGATCGCGCACCTTAGACCACAGATCCTCCAGCTTTTCAGCGTTGTTGTACTGTGCGTTCGTCGGGCCGACAAGCGTGACCTTTTTGCCAAGGGCCTTCGACAGTTTCGCGCTCATCCGGAACAGGGACTGGTCCTGGTGCTTTAAGTCTCCTTTTGCGGTAGCGTCAACACCAAGCACATCAGGGATAGCTTCGCGCAGCGCGGTAAGGTCGCCCATGTCCTCCATGTAGTTATCGAGCATGACGCCGACTGCTGTCTTTATCTTTTCGTTCACCACGTCAAGGTCCGCTTCGCCTTTGAGCGCAGAAACAACGTCGGGGATAAGCTGCGCGATCATTCCCCTGGCGTTCTCGTAGTCGTTGCCCTCATAGTTGGACTTGTCGCCCAACACGCCGGCAGCGAGTACCTTGTCAACTTCCGCTGCGGTGTACCCTCTGACGTATGTCTTTTTCTGTGCGCTTTCCTCTGCAGCTTTCTTGGCATCCTGTTTGCGCTCTGTCTCAGCGTCCATGTACAGGTCGTTGGCTTCGGTCGCCTGCGCTGCCTGGGTTCCGGTGGCCTCAGTCGTCTGCGCTCTGCCCTCGGCTTTCTCCACCGCGCCCTGGAGCATGTCGATCCAGCTCTCGATGGTCTCCTGCTCCGTGATGAGGTCGGACCAGGACTCGCCGAAGTCTCGGTTGCTGGCGTTCTTGAACGCGGCTTTGATGGCGTTCAGGATCTTGACCAAGTGGTCCTTCAAGGTCTTCGCCGCTTTGGTGTCCTTCTCAGCGAACCGCTCCAGCGCTTCCTCGTTGGAGAGCATGCGCTCGCAGAGCTCGGCGCAGACTTCGTCGTCGGCAAGGGTCTTGCCCCTGTCGGTGGACAGGTCGATGCCGTACTCCCTGGCTTTCTGTTTGAGCATGCGGTCGAACCGCTCCTGGCCGACTTCCTTTATCAGGTGCTCGCGCATGGAGTCGTACGCGGCGCGGTTGTTCTCTTTCGACCAGTGCGTCAGCTCGTGCGCTGCGACGCGGAGGACGGACTGCTTGCCGCTCAGCACGACGTGCATGTTGCCGTTCTCGTCGATGAATCCGTTCGTGCCGACCATAGCGTCGTGGATGACCATCTTCACGCCCAGCGCGGAGGACAGCTTCTCGTATACGTTCGCTTTCGCCCGTGCTTCTTTCGTCAGGCCCTTCTTGATCTCGGCCAGCGTCTGCTCGTTGGACAGGCCCTCTCGCGCCTGCATGCCGGCGACGGCGTAGGTGACGTTGCCGGTGGTCGCGCTTGCGCGAGGCTTGAACTTGGTCCGCTCCTGCTCCGCGAAAGAGATCGCGGTCATGTTCCCCGGCATGGGCGTGACAGTCTGCCCAGCTTCGGACGTGAACGACAGGCCCTGCGTCGGGTTCGCCCACACTCTGTTCGCCGCGTCGGCTCTTGCGGCGGTGACTTTGTTCTGATCGGCGTTCGACCAAGACTGCTGCTGCTCCTGCGCCGCGCCGGTAAACTCTGCGGTCTTCGCGTTCCTGCGGTCTGGGATTGCCTGCGCCAGCTGGCGTGCGTTGCTCGTCTCCTGCATGCGCGGCGTGACGTTGTACTCCTGTAAACGTGCGTTGTACGACTTCGCCAGAGCGGACGCGGAGGACGTGTCGTAGCCCATGTCGCCCAGGGTGTCTGCACCCAGGGTGTCAAGGACAGTCTTTGCGCCGTTCGTGGTCAGCTTGTCGCCGGTGAGCAACGTCTGCACGGCGGCGCCTTTCTCGGCAGATTCGCCCGCGATGTCCAACATCTGCCGGTTCACCTGCTGTGCGAGTGCGCCAACGAGCCGGTTACCGGGCTCCGCTTTCTTCAGCTTGTCGCCTTTGGTGTCAACCTTATAGGAATCGTTGACCTCCTGCGCCAGTTTCGCCGCGTCGCCGCCCAACAGGTTCGCGTTGCGGATGTACGAATCGACGTAGCCGCCGGCCTTGACCTCCTTGCCCGTCTTCACCTGGCTGATGGCGTTCGGCACAGCGCCGAATACGCCGAAGCCAAGACCGGAGGCAAGACCGCCCACGCCGGCCATGAAGACGTTCTTGGCTTGGTCGAGCAGCGCTTTCTTCTTTGCGGCTTCCTCGCTCATGCCCCTGCCCATGCTGTTGTCCATGTATTTCTTCACGGCCAGGTTGTACTCGGACTTGTCCTTCATGACCAAAGCATCGGCGAGGATGTTCGCCAGCTCGGTGTTCACTTCCTCGGATGCTTCCACGCCAGCCTGGGAGAGCATGTTCTTGATCAATCTGCCCTTGCCCTGATAGTCAAGATTCAGGAAGTTTTCGATGGACGCATGCTCGAAGAGCGACTCCGCAAAACCGGACAGGAATGCCATGCCAAGCGCCTGCTCCTGCGTGCCTCCGCGCTCGATGGCGTCCTTGTACGCCTCGTTGCCAGCGGAGGAGAAGAACATGATGTCCGTGAGTCCGGTTCCGAAGGTAGACGCGGCGAGCATAGCAGCAGCGCTCTGCGCCATGCTCATGCCGGTCTGATATGTAAAGTTGTAAATCTTGCCGCTCGTGCCGGGGTTGGCCTCAAGGATCCTGCGGGATGTCTCGCTCTGGATCTTGTTGCCCATATCGGCCATCCGGTGCATGGAGTTGTTCGTGTCGATAAACAGCTTCGTGTCTCCGGCGACAAAGTTGTATGTCCCCTTTACCAGTTTCTCGACCATGGCGGGGACGTTCGAAAGCGAGTTGCTTGCGATGCTCAAAAGGTTAGCGGCGACAGGGTGGTCCTGCACCAGTTTCTCAGCGTATGCCTGGTCATCTGCGGCGGCGCGGATATTGCGAATAGGCTGCCCGTCGCGGATGTACTGGTTCGCTGCCTGCAGACCCTTGGTCTCGTAGATGTAGTTGTATGCGTTTCGCTCGTCGTCGGTGAGGTAGCGCAGCTCGTTCGCGACGTACTCCTCGCCGGTGGTCACGTCAGGATCAGGAAGACCTTCAGAGAAGTTGCCGTTTGCCCAGTCTGCGTCCTGGTCATACGCCTCGTCGGAGAAATTGGCGTTGGAGTAGTCACGCTTCCCGGTGCTCAGGTTGTTGATAGCCCTGTACAGCGGGTCCTGTTCCCGCTCGTTGATGTGCTTGACAGGGGCCTTGCCAGCGTAGGTGAGCTGGTTCATCAGCGCGTTCTTGTAGTAGTCGTACTCGGCGTTGTTGCCGCGTGCGAGCCGGTGGCCGCTGACGAACTTCCGCGCCTCTTCCTCGGTGACGCCCAGGGACTTAAGCATGCGCTCGCCTGCCGCCTGGTTGTCAGGCTCAGGGTCGTCGATCAAACTGAGAGCACGCGAATACTTTGCGGCGGTCTTTTTGTCGGTGGTGAACTGCTCTTGGGTGCGCTCGTCCGGAGCGTAGCCCCACGACTTCATCAGCTCCTTGGCGGCGGCTTCCCGCGCTTCGGGGGACGCGTCAGGGTTCTCGGCGACGACGTACGCGGCGTACAGCTTCGGCTGTTCGTACTTCAGCTTCGCCGCGTCGAGCTCCTGCTTCGCTTGCTCGTACTCCTTGGACGCGGCGCTGGACGCAGCGTTCTGCGCTTCGTTAAGGAACGCACGACCACGCTGCTCGCTGCCGGAATCGGTCATAGAAGCCACTTGCCCCGGCTTGGCCACCGGACTCTTGCCTGCGCTGTTGTATGCCCTTTCTGCCTGTTCAAACTTCTTCTGCGCGGCTTCGTATGCCTGCTTGTCCGCGACTGTGTCGTAGCCGACGACCTTGCTCTGACGCAGCGTCTCTTCGGCGTTCTTCACTTCCTGCCGTGCGTCGAGCTGCGCCTGCGTCTTGAAGGACGGGCCTTTCACTCTTCCGGTCATGTCGCCGTTGTCCTGCTGTGCGCGGGCCTCGGCGGCTTTCAGGTTCGTCGCGGCGGTCTGCACGTTCTCCTGTTGCTTCGGCATGCTGACGCCGACAAGCTCGGCGGCGGCGACGTCGTACGCGTGCTGCTTCTCCCGCGCTG